ATGCGTTAGCTTCTGCTAATGACCATTTTTCAGTTGCATAGTTATAAATAATTAATCTATCACAAACACCTGTTGTATTTGTAGTATTAGAAGCAGATGGATATAACCATAAAGCTAATTGATTAAACGGATCAACTGCTGCACATATTCTATCACTAAATGCTTTGTTTAAATCTAAATCAAAAAATCTATTAACTTTTTCTGCACCAATGGCTTTTATCGTATCACCATTAATTTCAAAGAAACCATCGTCTGCATAAAAGAAAACCCTTCTATTGTCTTGGCAAACTGTTTTGCCATAGACTGCACCTCTGTTTGGAGATACCACTGAAAATCTAAATGTAGTCGCACCACCTACAAAGTCCATACGAACTATTTGGTTTTGTCTAAATACATAACCTAATTCACCAGATGTAATTGCTACAATCTCTCCACCAGAACCTGGTAAGTCTTGAGAGTCAGCAAGTTTAGAACCAGCAGTCCAAGTTGTAATATCATTAATACCTGACCACTGTACTCTGTTTTGATTTGATGATTGATTACCTGTAACTAAAAAATCTCTTATAACACCTGACACTTTAAATGTTGGAGGCGTTCCATCTGTTGCAATAGCAGATAGATTAGCAAAGTTCGTTGATGTACCCATCAAATAATATTGAGGTGCATCTACTCCATTACTTGCAATAACATAATTACCAAATTGAGTGAATGTCCAATAGTCTGTATTTGTTCCAGTGAGTGAACCTTTTCTTGATGTAAATGTTCCACCATCTAATTGATAGATGTCAGTATTTTTTGCAACAAAGTTATAGACGTTACCTGCATTATCTCTAAATGAACCTCCACCTCTGCAATCAGCTCCAATATTATTAGTGCTGTAATTTACTAAAGAAGGAAATCTTTTATAACTATCTCTTGCAAAATATACATTGGTTGCAACATTCGCACCTGGATTTAAATGTTCAGGTTGATCTGGTAGCCATTCACCAAACTTTAACTGCATTACCTACCTCCGAAATTAGAACTTATGGTATCTTCTGATCTAACTTGTAATGGTGAACCAGAGAATTGATCTTCTCTATCGTTTCTTTCTAATCTTTCCATTGCAGTCGCATACATTTGTTGCCACTTTTGAACTAACATTTTATCTATACCACCTAAAAAGTTAGTAGCATGATATAAAGCACCATATAAATAAATTGCTGGGTGATCTGTTAAAATAAAATTAGATGTATTGGATGTAGATAGTGCATCAAACTTTTTATAAAAATTAAGTTTACCAGTGTAAGAAGCATCTGGTTTAGGTGCAAATCTTAAATTATCTCCAACAATCGTATAAACTTCTGGAGTTCCTGTCGTAGATGTTCCTTTGATAGAATCCATTTGTGATGGTGTCATGTATCGTAAAGGTAATTTAGTTGAACCTGATAAAATAAAAAAGTTTCTTATTTGTAAAAAGCCAGTAGGTAAACTTACTGTTTCAGCATTAATGGTAACATCTTCTTCATTAATCATTTTTCTAATTCTTAATTTAGAATTAAAGTCTGCTTCGGTTAATGAAATGAAATCAACAATCTCATTTGTAAGATCAGTTCTATTTAACCAATTTGCTACACTTGTTTTTAATGCTGTATAATTATTTAATGCCATTATAATCTTCCTGGTGCTGTTCTAAAATATTGAAACTCATTAGAATTAAGTTTTGTTTTTAAAATTTTTTGTTGTACTTCTTTTGGTAAAGCAAACCAATTTCCTGTTCCATTATATTCCTTAGTCCACAATTCTAAAACTAAAGTTGGAATAGATGCTACTCTTTTCAAATCTCTTGATTTTGAGTAACCATCATTTTGAGTGTACATTTTTTTATTATGATTAATAATAGGTTTGTAATCAACATTTCGTTCAATGACGACTTGCTTATTCATGTCATCTGAATGGTATGTTGTTTTTACTAAACCATCTTTTTCTTCAAATCTTTTACTCATGCTTTGCCTTGTCCTCTATATTTTTTCCATGAACGTCTTTTATGTTTGTTCATGGTAGAAGTAATAGGTTTACGACCTTGCGATGTGCCTTTGTGAGTCTTTGTATAGGTAATAACTTTACCAAATACATTTCCCTTTTTCTTAGCCATTACTTAGACAAAGAAGTTATAAAAGCATCTCCACCAGCAGAATTTTGAACAACAGAAATTTTTTCACCTTGATTGACTCTAATTTTTTCAATTGTGTCAGCAGGTAAATAAGTATCATTTGCAGTTGCAGTTGGGTTTGCACCAATTGCATAATGACAATCTGATGTTGCTACAATTCTAATATGGTGAACGCCACTTGCAAAAGCTGCACTTTGATCTGCTGTACCGGTGTATGATAATTTTTCAGTTGATACGACAGCGAATAGTGGGTCAGTTGAATTTCCAGCCATAATTTTTTTCTCCTATTTAATTTAATCTATACTCATTTTTTGGGGGTGTTTCCACCCCCTAATTTAATTATCTTCTGATTACGAAAGTAACAATCATTTCACAAGCAGTTGAAGAACCACCATCTGAAATAATTTCAATTGCATCACCTTCTTCTACAGAATTAGCTGCAGTTGGCTCAGATGAATCTACATCACCAGCCGCAGAACCTGATTGAGTTACAGTGATTGCAGCTCCAGTAACCGCAGTTCCACCAATTTCAAAAGTAATCGCAGCATCTGCTGTAGTGATTGCATTTTTAATTGATGTTAAAATTTTAATGATTTTTCCACCATCTGGTACTGCTACGAAAGAAGAACCGGCAGTAGAAATATCAGTAACTTTAGCTGTTAAAAAGTAGTCGTTTAATGTTCTCATTGTTATTTCCTTTAGTTTGCTTCGTTCCGCCTTTTGACTTCAAAGACCAAACGAAAGGTTAATTGTAAGTGGGGGGATTGCTCCCCCACTATTTATAATCAAAGATTATGAAGTTGTAAGATCGGCAATAATACCTGATCCAGCTTCATTTCTTGACTCTAATGTGTACTCAACAACCATGAATTGCTTTTGAGCATCACCTGTTTTTGCTAAGTCTTCTAAAGAGAAATCTCTTAAGAAAGCTGTCGCAAAAAGATCAGGAGTTACTACGAAAGCATCTCTAGCTCTTTGGAATCTGTTTGGAGTAACTTGCATTGCTCCGAAGTCAGATTCGTAAACATCAACGGCAGCAACTAATCTTTTGTTTTCTGCTGGGTCAAATCTAGTTGAACCACCAGTGAAACCAGATAGTTTTTGCTTGTTGAATGAACCAACCATAATCATTGAAGGATCGCCACCATTGTCCCATACAGACTTAATAACGTCTTTCAATTGTGCTTCAGTGAAAGCTCTTTGAGTTCCATCTGTTCTAGCATTAGTTCCAGAAGTCGCTGGTGCAGCACCAGATGCTCCTGCTGATTGGTTTGTTTTTAACCAAGAGCCTAATCCTGCTAATTCTCTAGCTGTAGAATCATCTCCTGTTACTGGTGCATTGTTAGCAGTTAATGAACTTTCCATATCTCTCTTAAGTTCTTTTGATCTTTTTGAGATTTGGTAAGCAAGTTCAGAATTTCTTCCTGCTTTGTTCACTGCATCTAATGTTCCAGTTACCAATACAGATTTAGTTGAAATCTGACATTGGTTACCTTTTCTAGTTGTTGAAGCTGGTGCTGAGAAACCTACTTCATCACCCTCAATCTGAGCATTAGCTCCACTAGCCGCAGCTAATGAGTCTAATTGCCATTCATGATTAACAGCAGTCGCTTTTGTTTTAGCGATTGCAGACATGAAAGGCGTATCAGTTGGGGAGATATTGTAGATAACATCCGATAGGTCTTCTCTTTCACCAACAGCATCATAAGTACTAAAAGTACCACTTACTTGTGCCATAGTTTTTTCTCCTATTGTTTATTTTTTTGTTATCATGTCTAAAAAAATACTTTGTGCATCATGGATGCTACCAGTTTTCTTTAGACGACCCAACTTTTCTCTCCTCTTAGCAAAGTTTTCATCAGTTTTTGATTTTTTGACACCGCTTGATAACACTTTTCCAGGTTTTTGCATTTTAGAAGCTAAATTGGGTTTAGCTTTCTGAAAATTTCTGTACTTCATGGCATCATTCACCAACATAACAATACGATGATCATAAATTTGTCCAATCTCTTGATCTTTAAAACCATAAGATTGTAAATATGACCTCATATCGGATTTCAGCTTACTTGCTTTATCTGAATCATTAAATTCTGGTATTTTATTTACCAAAATCTTTTGTTGTTCAGAAACAATATTCTGAAATTGCTTTTGTTGCTCTGCTCTTACTTTTTGAATAGACTCAGAAAGTTTTTCCTGCTTCTTTTTCATCTTATGTTCAAGCCTAGCAGCTTCTGTTGGGTCTTCTTCGTACAACCTCTCTAAATCTAAGTCTTTAAACTCAGAATTAAGCTGTTGTTGTGTCAAAGCCATTAACTGATTCAACTCATTTAAGCGTTGAGAATAGTCTTGCCTTTGTTGTTCCGCTTCGGACTGAAAACTTTTTCTTTCAGTTGAAAGTTCTTCAGTCTTTCTTCGGTAGTCCGCATCTCTTGAATAACCTGCTCTTAGCTCATCAAGGGTAACATCAAATTCTTGACCTGCAACTTTGACCTTGTAGGTGGAATCCTGTTCCTGTATTTGATTCTCAGAGTTTTCATCTTGAGATACTTCTTCGGAAACTTCTTCTTCAGCCGGAGCTTCTGTTTCAGCTTCCATTTTTTCCTGTTCCTGAGGTTGACTATCTTGCGATAATTCCTCTTTTTGTGGTTCAGGAGAAACCTGTTCTTGTTTTTTCGGTTCTTGGTTTCCGACCAATAAACCTTCTATTGATTTTGCAGCATTTTGCAAATCAGTTTCAGCTCCCTCTACAGGGTTGGCTTGATTGTCTGACATATTTACCTCTTTGTTATGATTAAAGCTCTCCATTTGGAGTTAGCCTATCCTAACTGCTGTTAGAATTTCTTAGATTTTTCTTCTTTTCTAAAATCTTCTAGCTGTTTTGTTGCTAGTTTGCCTGTATCTAAAACTTGTTGAATGTGTTGTTCTACTTTTCCAACCACATTATACGCTAACCAAAGTTTTTCTCTGGTATCTTGTTCTTTTGCTCCAGTGTTAAATAAACTTGTTGTATATAATTTTTTTAATTCTTCTAAAGACTCTTTAAATATTGGGTTCTCCAGTATCTGTTTCGCCTTGTGTGATCTGCTCACTTCCTGGTTCAACTTGTCTTGTTCTTCTCTGTTCATTTAATCCTTGAATTTGTTGCTGTAAATTCATCGCTGCTTGTTGTGATTGCGTAAATGCTTTACCTTGAGATGATAAAATTGCTTTATTTAAATCTGCCTCTGCTTTAATTGCAGCAGAATCAATTTGAGAATTGTATTTTAATTCTAATTCTTTTATCTTCGTTTCAAATTCTAACAATGCTTTAGCATTATCAGATTGTAACTCTTTAATTCTAAGTTCAAGTTCAGCTTGTTTACGTTTATTCTCAGAATCAATTCTAGTAAATTCAATTTTTTCAATTGGTGTTACAGGTGGAGGTGGAGGTGGTTGTACCATCTTCTGACCCATATCAGGATTGACAAAATAGTTTTCTACATTTCTTAATCCTGCATTTTCAATCATCTTAGAAAGCGTATTATAAATATTTTTTAAAGCGACCATTGGATATTCTCTACCACCTTGTAGTTGGAACGCTTGTAGTTGTCTTTCTAAAATTTGATTAAGTAATACTAATTGTTGTTCTTTTGAACCTGAACCAATACCAACACTAATCGTAACATTATATCTATCTTTCCATTCAGTCGGTCTTACAGGAATGTATTGATTATTTAATCTTACAATTCTTTCTTTGTCTTGATACTTAACTGATAATTCAAATATTCTTTTAAATAAATCTTTAACACCAGTTTCTGCAAAAATTCTAGCGATTAATTCTAAACGCATTTGCGTTTGGTTCATTAATGTATTTACGCCAGTCGCAGTTTTATTTAATGCGTCTGCATCTAATCCTTGCGTATATCTTGTAATACCAGTTCTTGTTTCTCTTACTGTATCTAAGTATTCTAATAATGGAAATGCCTGTTGCGAAATCGTTTGGGATTGCATTGGCATCATCACTTGATTAGGTGGCTGTTTTGTTCTTACGACTCCACCTGGTCTTGATGTTAAAAGGTCATCAAGGTTTACCATGCCATCCATAATTGCGACTCTGTTATTATTTGTTAGATACATATTATCTAATAACTGACGCATCACAGTTGATTTTACTAACTGCACATCTTGAACTAATTCTGAAACTGAACGACCATAAAATCTGTGTGGCATTGGAATTGGAGTTAATGAACAGAACGGAATATGATCTACCGGCTCATTATCCAACATTTCATAAGCAGCATCTCCTGCTACTGTAACTTTTCTAAGTTCTGCTATTCCATCACCATCGTAATCTACTTTGACATAACATTCATACAACTCAACACTCTCTGTAGATTTATCTGGAGTTTGATCATAAGGATATTCATCAACGTCTTTAAATCTAGTTAATCTTTCATTATTATATAAAACAATTTGAGTTGCAGGGAGTTGTTCAACAATATTTTTATCATAACCCATCTCAATTAACTCTGATCTTGTTTTAACTGTTCTATGAGCTACGAAATTTGCATCATCAATAGACTTTGCTGTTCTTTCAATTAAAAATTCTTCAGGTGGTACATTTTCAATTTTAATTTTACCCTTGCTAGACATTCTTTTAATTACAACGTCATGCAATTTAGGTTTTGGTAAATCAATTTCTTGTCCTTGCATTTCTGCAAGTTTTTCCATTTGATCTAATTGTTGTTGTGCTTTTTCATCATCGTATTCTTCATGATCAACAATTTCTACATTGTCATCATTAACTAAAACTTGATATTCGGTATCATTTAAATTTTTATATGTTTCTTGTGATACACTTTCATCGTTATGCCAATAAATTTTTACAATTCCATTTTTTTCTAGTAACGCATCTTTGAACCAAGTGTATAATATTTCAAAACCATGATTATCTTTATTAAAAACATAATTAATATAATTCGTTGCCTGTTCAGCTAACGCAACATCTTCTGATTTGAATGGTTCACATTTTGCCGTATGGTCTGATGCTGTAAAAATACGCATAAGGCTAGGCAAGATAGTTTCAATGGTATCAGAAACGTCAGTTGAAACGACTTGTGATCTTCCTTCTATTTCTGTTCCTAATTTCTCACCTAAATAATATTCTAATGATTTTTTTCTTTGAGAAGATAATTCTCCACCTAAAAATCCTAGTGCGTTATTAATCTCATTATTAATGATATGTCTTAATTCTTCGTTTGATACTTTTGCCATATTTTAAATTATATAATTTGTGTTTACCTTTATTGTTGATGTCCAATCCGTCATTTCTATTCCACCACCCACTATGCCAGTCCTAAAAGCGTCTGCACAGTGCGAAGCAAAGTTATGCAAAGGTTTATTTCTAAAACATTGATTTTTATCATCCCATCTTTTTTGATAGGCTTTCATTGCTTCAATGCCTAATGCACATTTGTTCTTATCAAAGAAACAGTTAGGTAATACTTTTCTTACTGCTTCAATCCCATCTTCAATAGACAATTTCGGAGCAACTGTAAAGTTAATCCCTAACTCTAGTGCTGATTCTAGTCTTGATTTACCAAACGCACCTAGTTCCCTTACCTTAATATCATGCGGAGCTATATGCGTAGAATAATCGTAAGGCTTGTTTTGAATGACCTTTGCGTAATGATCTAGTCCTTCTCCTGAAGCCTCATAGTAATCTATTAATCTAATCTCATTCTTATGACGCTGTGCAAACCAAATCACTGTTTGGTCGTTCATGCCTAAATCCCACCAAGTTTCAACGTCTATATTTTCGTCATAAAGTTCATCGGTAATTTTACCCTCTTGCTCAAGCCTCTCTAAAATCGCACCATAATACGAACCAGTAATTGCAGCTTGAAATGAACATTCAAATTCTTGTTCATACAAGTCCTCAGACATCATTGCCTTTGCCGAACCTAATTCTTCATCGTCTAATATCCCTGTTTCACTAGCTTTGTATAATCCACCATACCAACCTTCCGTTTCTTTGGCTTGGCAATAAAGGTCATAAAAGTAATTTCTACCCTTTGGTGTACCTATAAATATACACCAGCCTTTTCTATCTGCTAATGCTGGTCTTATGACCTCAGGAAATACATTTGGACTGATGCTTTGCGTTTCATCAAATACGCATCCGTCTAAAAATATTCCTCTAAGCGATTGGTCGTTCTCACCACCTAATATGGTAATCCTTGAGCCATTA